GGGCGACCTGCGCACCATAACGCCAACTGGTCATACGCCGCTGCTGGGGCGCCCTTTTGTTCACGGTGCATGGGACTGCTGGCAGGTCTGCGCGGACTGGTACAAACGCGAGTGGGGGCTGGAGTTCCCGGCTTACGCCAGACAGGAGGGATGGTGGGAGCAGGCAGACGGTCCGAGCCTTTACGAGCAGGCCTATGAAGCTGCCGGCTTCTACCAAGTCAGCCAGCCCCAGCGCGGCGACATGATCGTCATGGCCGTTGGCCGAACGGCTCACCCGAACCATGCTGGCATCTACCTCGGCGCTGACGCTCGGCTGCCGGAGGAAGCGGTGGAGATCTTCGGGCCTGGCCCGTTCATGCTGCACCACCTGCTGGGGCGGCCATCTGAAATCGTCGTGTTTGGCGGGCCATGGTTCGACCGGGCACGCCTTGTTTTGCGTCATCTAGACGCGCCGGGTTGACTAGGAGTGAGTATGAGTGACCTCAGTGCGAGACTAGAAACGGAGCGAATGGCATCGTTAGCTGCTTATACAGGGCAGCCAGTTGCCACTCTCAAATCAATCATCGTAACTCCTGCCATGATCACTGCAGCGATGGAGTACTGGGAAGATTTGCATTGGTCCGAGCTCAATGAGTTTCGTCTGGACGATCTCTATCGAATCATGGCTGCGAATCGTCCGAGACATCTGGCAGGCCTAATAGAGTGTCCCTGACCTTCTTGAAGATATCGTCCAGAGCTTCCAAGGCTTTATCAATGACGAAGGTTGGAGGGTTAGCGTCCATCAGTGCGGCAATCGAATGCATGAGTGACATGACCTCTATTAATCCGAGAGATATTTCTTGAAGACTGCGAAGGTTTATCTCCCGTTCATTGTTGGAGTCACGCGCCTTCAGGCTCAGGAAATTGCTTGCGATAGCACTGTCTTCGCCCTCGGGAGATAGCGACCATTGCCAGTGTGCAACTACGTTCCGTAGTGATGTCAGCTTGTCGTAATGTGAAATTGCGACGTCGATCCGCTCGGCCAACGGCGGATACAACTTGCTTTCGTTTTCTTTCCGAAAAGCCTTTATGAGCGAGAGTAAAGAGTTGGAGCGCAGCTTAAGAGTTCGAGAAATGACCTTTGCTTGGTCAGTGCTCACCCCTGATAGCGCATGGAATAGAGCATAAAGCGCAGGATCGCAGCCCGCGTGATTCGTGACGATCTGGCCTATTTCGCGTTTCATTGCATCTGAAGGGCCGGCTCTGTAGCCCCAGCGGCCATCGCTGTTGTCACTGATCATCTGACCTCCTAGGTCATTGGGCCCCAGTCCATGGGCTATCCGGCAACGGACCGGGGCGGTTCGTTGGAGGCATGACGCTACTACGGCGGCGAACCGGCTGGTACTGGCTTTCCGTCCAGGCTGGATGGGCGGACAGGGTCACTTTGTTGATCAGAGAAGTGATGTTAAATTGCTGTCGCTGCCAACAATGCTGATGGAGTTGCACATGTACGATGACGTTGACGACGACCGGACTGATTGGGAAATCAATCTTGACAATGCCATGCAGGAGCACCTGAACAAGGTGGTTCCAGGGCTTGCTTGGGACGAGATTCCGAAGGAGCTCTTGGCGGAAGCTGAGCGCGAGGCATTGAAGGTCGTAGGTCCAAAGCCCAAGGACTAAAGCATGAAGCCCAGCCCCGCGCTGGGCTTTTTGTATCCGGGATCCGAGTATCTGGCGCTTGTGATATTGTTTTGCCTTCATGACGCTGGAGGCATTGAATGAAGGTCAAGAATTGGGATGGCTGGGAGCCTGAGTGGCTGAAGCTTGTGGATCATTTTCAAAGCGCACCGGCAGTGCCGGGTGTCTACATCATCTGCGCTGACCGCTCGATCACACGTGCAGTCGGGATTGATGAAAACGGAATTCTCACTGTCGGTGAATCCGACAACCTGAAGCGTCGTCTGGCAGCATTCGTTCGATGTGCGCGTTCGAAAGAGGTTACCGGCCACATGGCGGGCTGGCGATTCAGCTTCGCGTCGTTTGAAAAGATGTTCCCACTAGAGACCCTTTGGGTGAGCTGGTGCCCCACCGCTGACAAGGCAGCAGCCTACGCGAAGGAGGGCGAGATGTTGGGCCTGTATCTGGCAGAGCACTACGAGTTACCTCCGCTGAACTACAAGTTCAACTGGTCTCCTCAGGAGCAGTGACTTGTAAGCTCTATCCCGCGCTGGGCTTTTTGCATTTGGCTGCCGGGCCAGGTCCGCGCTACAGTCGCCCATTTCAATGGAGGGACTCATGCGAATTCTGATCGGTGCTCTGGGCCTGACCTTGGTTGCCGGGTGTGCGAGCGTTTCGGAAACTCGGAACAATCCGCCGCTTTTGGATCTGAAATCACAAAAGCCTGCCAAGGACGTCGCTGAATGCATTCGTGATAGCTGGCAGAGCACTACCGTTCTGGGCGCAAGCGTCGGTGGAATCCTTCAGTCATCCGGCAATCGCTACTCGGTTCTTGCTCCAGACGCTCAGGCGCCTTTGCACTTAGTCGATGTGGAGCCAAGCAAGGCCGGATCCACGGTGAAGTATCACTTCTACCGCACATGGCAGTCGCCGCTTGAACGGGTCACCGATGCGGTGAAGGCGTGCGTCAAGTAGAGGACGCACTTATCTCAAGCCACCTTCGGGTGGCTTTTTTGTTCCTGGAGGAAAGCAATGATCGCCTTTGCAATCGAACATCAACCAATGACCAACGTCATGCTTTACGGAAAGCTTCGCCGATTCGGGCGGTCTTTCAGGCTATCCGTTCGGTCTCCTGCGGAAGCGATCAAAGCCCTCTGTATTCAGGTTCCTGGCTTCGAGCGGTTTATTGCCAATTCCAAGGCGGAGGGGCTCGAGTTTGCCATCTTCCGTGGAGCAAGAAACCTTGAAGAAAAGGAGCTCGGTTTCGGGGGAACTGGTGATATCCGAATAGCCCCGGTGATCACCGGCAGCAAGCGAGCAGGTCTGCTTCAGACCATCATCGGCGTTGCAATTGTGGCCTTGGCCTGGTGGAACCCGCTGGGCTGGTCTGCTGCCACAGCTCTCGCCGTTGGCATGGGCGGTGGGTCGATGGCCGTGGGCGGTGTGATCCAAATGCTAAGCCCACAGGCTCAAGGACTCACCATGAGTGGATCTCCGGAGAACCTCCCGAGCTATGCCTTCGGCAGCGCCAAGAACACTACCGCGAGCGGAAACCCGGTGCCGATCTGTATCGGCAAGCGCCGCTGGGGCGGGGCGATCATCTCGGCCTCCATCGAGGCGCAAGACAAGGCTTAGGCCAACATAGCGAACAGACCGCCTTCGGGCGGTTTTTTATTGCCCGGAGGAAAGCATGGGCGCCACAGATCAGTTAGACATCACCGGCGCCAAGGGCGGCGAGAGCAAGCCAAAAACCCCCGTTGAGACACCGGACAGCCTGCAGTCGACGAACATCGCCAAGATTCTTTTGGCGGTGGGCGAGGGCGAGTTCGACGGCACGCCGACCGATCGCGACATTTACCTCGACAACACGCCGATCATGGACGCCAGCGGCAATGTGAACTTCCCAGGTGTGAAGTGGGAGTGGCGCCGCGGGAGCGTTGAGCAGGATTACATCCAGGGCATTCCCTCGATCGAGAGCGAGAACACCGTCAACGTTGAACTGCGCAGCGACAGCCCATTCACCCGGTCACTGAGCAATACGCAGCTCTCGGCGGTGCGCGTTCGCATGTCCTGGCCTCGCTTGGTCAAGCAGGACAGCAGCGGCAACACCAATGGTTACCGCATCGAATATGCCATCGACATTGCAACCGACGGCGGGGCATATGTGGAGTCTCACCGCGGCGCCGTCGACGGCAAGACCACCAACGGCTACCAGCGCTCGGTTCGCGTGAACCTGCCCGCGGCCACTTCCGGCTGGATGCTGCGTGTGCGCCGCATCACGCCGAACGCCAACAGCGGCACCGTCGGCGACACGATGACCATCGCTGGCTACACCGAAATCATCGATGAAAAGCTGCGGTACCCGAATACCGCGCTTCTGTACATCGAGTTCGATGCCCAGCAGTTCCAGAACATCCCGGCTGTAACTGTCGATTGCAAGGCCAAGCGCTGGCCGGTACCAAGCAACTACGACCCGGAAACCCGCACCTATACGGGCGTTTGGGATGGTACTTTCAAGCAGGCCTGGACCAACAATCCGGCGTTCGTCACCTACGGTTTGTGCGTGGAAGACCGTTTTGGTCTGGGCAAGCGCATCAAGTCGTGGATGGTCGACAAGTGGGAGATGTACCGCATCGCTCAGTATTGCGACCAGTGGGTGCCGGATGGAGTGGGTGGTCAGGAGCCGCGTTACTTGTGCGACATGAACCTGCAGGGCCGGGCCGAGGCCTGGACGCTGCTGCGCGACCTGTCGGCCATTTACCGCGGGATGGTGTACTGGGCCCACGGCTCGCTGTTCATGCAGGCGGACATGCCGCGCGCTCAGGACATCGACTATGTGTTCACCCGAGCCAACGTCATTGACGGCGAGTTCGTGTATGGCGGGGCCGAGCGCAACACCCACTACAGCCGCGCCCTGGTCAGCTACGACAACCCGGCCAACAACTACGACACCGATGTGATCCCGGTGACCGACCTGGCGCTGCAGCGGCGGTTCCGCGACCGGCCAATCGAGATTTCGGCGATCGGCTGCACCCGCGCCTCCGAAGCCCAACGCCGTGGGAAATGGGCGTTGCTGAGCAACAGTCAGGACCGGACTGTCACCTTCAAGACCGGCATGGAGGGCCGTATTCCGCTGCCGGGCTACGTCATTCCTGTGGCTGATGAACTGGTGGCGGGCCGTCCGAATGGCGGGCGTATCTCTGCTGCTGCCGGCCGCGTTGTAACGCTCGACCGTGACACTCCGATCAAAGCTGGCGACCGGTTGATCCTAAACCTGCCGAACGGTACCGCCCAGGCCCGGACGGTCCAGTCGGTCAGCGGCCGTGCTATCACGGTGACGGTGGCCTACAGCGTGCAGCCAGAGCCTGAACTGCAATGGGCGATCGACTACGACAACTTGGCTGTGCAGCTGTTCCGAGTGCTGAAGACCACTCGCACCCAGGAAGGCGAGTACGAGATCACTGCGCTCGAGTTCAACCCGAGCAAGTTCGCTGCGATCGACACCGGCGCCAAGCTGGACGAACGCCCCATTAGCGTCATTCCGGTCACTACCGTGCCGCCGCCGGCCAGCGTTGCGCTGACTTCGGCTTACGCCGTGGATCAGGGGATTGCGGTCAGCACCATGACCATAAGCTGGCCGGCGGTGCCGGGGGCGGTTGCCTATGACTTGGAATGGCGCAAGGACAACGGCAACTGGATCAGGCTGCAGCGGGTTGGCACGTCCTCAGTGGACGTTGTCGGGATCTACGCCGGCGCCTACCTTGCCCGCGTGCGAGCCGTGAGCGCGTTCGACATCACCTCCACCTGGTGCTCGTCGATGCTGACAGAGTTGAAGGGCAAGGAGGGTGCGCCACCCTCGGTCACATTCCTGACTGCGGATTCTCTGATCTTCAGTATTGGCCTGAAGTGGGGCATTCCGCCTGGTGCGGAAGACACCCAGCGGACAGAAATCTGGTACGGCCCGACCAATGATCTGGAGGCCGCGACCAAGCTGGCTGACCTGGCGTATCCGCAGACCGACCATGTGATGCAAGGCCTGAAGGCGGGGGCGTCGTTTTTCTTCTGGGCACGCCTGGTGGACCGTACCGGCAACATCGGTCCGTGGTATCCGGTCGGGAGCGGGGTCCTTGGCCAATCCGGATCGGATGCTGGCCCTATTTTGGAGCTGATCAGCGGCCAAATCACCGAGAGCGAACTGGGCCAAGAGCTTCTGCGCGAAATCGAGAGGATTTCCGGCGAGGGCCCGGAGTCAGTGAATGGCCGTATCGAGGCGGCCAAGCAGGAGCTGGAGGACCTGATCACCGACCTGACCGACCCGCTCGAATACGTGGCCACCAACACCTACGCCAAGGACGACGCCGTGCGCAGCGGACAGCGCTTGTACATGGCCATTGCGCCGGTGCCGGCGGCAGCCATCGGCAGCAACGCCCCACCGAACCCGACCTACTGGGTCGATGTCGGCAGCATTGCCTCGACGGCAAATGGCCTGGCGCAGGCGGTGGCCAAGAACACCACGGACATCGCGACGGTTGATGGGAAAGTGACGGTGAATGCGGCCATGCTTCAGGCCGTGCAGTCGGCGTACCGTGACGAAAACCCAGAAGGCGCGCTCACCGATGCGCTACGGGGCTGGGATACGCTGGCCAAGGTGTCCGAAGAGTCTCGCACCAGGGCGACCCAGAGCGAGGCCATGGCGTCGCGGGTGACCGGAGTAGAGGCGCGAGTCGACAGCAACACGGGCAGTATCCGCAGCCTGGAGCAGACGGTCGTCACGAACGAGCAGGCCACGGCCAGCAGGTTCTCGGAGGTAGCCACAAAGGTTGGCAGCAACTCGGCCAGCATCTCTGCGCTGGAAAAGACGGTCACCGACAACGAGTCGTCGACGGCTTCGCGCCTCCAATCGGTCAATGCACGGGTCGATGCCGCTAATCAGGCACTCGACCAGGAGAAGCTTGACCGGGACAGCGAGGTGACAGGCGAGCGTCAGGCACGGGAGGCGGCTGTCGAGAACGAAGCGACAGCCCGAGCCGATGGCGACGAAGCCCTAGGGTTATTGGTTGACACCGTCAGCGCTCAGGTGGACGAGAATACCAGCAAGATCCAGACCGTGGAGCAGGCCCAGGCCGACACCGACCAGGCGGTTGCCTCGATGCGCACCACCATCGAGGCGGTATACACGACTGGGCGGGACGACAACGCCGAGGGTGAGCTTGCCGGGGCCCTGAAGGCATGGGAGAGCACGGCCAAGATCGCCGAAGAAGCGAAGACGCGAGCAACTGAGATCGACGCCCAGGCGAAGAAGACCGAAACGCTGGAGGTGTCGTTCAATTCGGCGCTGGATAAAACCAACGGCGAGGTGCAGAAAAACAGCGCGGCAGTGCAAACCACCAGCCAGGCCCTGGCGGCGGTTGATGGCACGGTGCGCACCATGTGGTCGGTCAAAATGGAGGTGCATTCATCGGGCAAGTACGTACTCGCCGGGCTTGGCCTAGCTATCGAGAATGGCAAAAGCCAGATGGTGGTCCTGGCGGATCAGTTCGCTGTGACCAGTAGTCTCAACGGTGAAATCAGAACGTTCTTTGCCGTGCAGAACGGCCAGGCGTTCATGGATTCGGCGTTCATCATGGACGGCACCATTACCAACGCCAAGATCGGCAGTTACATCAGCTCGACCAACTACGTGGCCGGCCAGCAGGGCTGGATCCTGAACAAGAGCGGGACGTTCGAAATCAACGGCACGGTGGCAGGGCAGGGCCGCTTGCTGATCAACAACCAGCGCCTGCGCATCTACCACGCCAACGGCAACCTGGCGATCGACCTGGGAGTAAACGTATGACGGCAGGCCTGAAGGTCTATGACCCGAGCGGCTTGGCGCTGCTGGATATGACCAGCACGATCAGCCAGATGATGGGGTACGTGGATACGGGGGCGGCCAATGGGTCGCTCTCGATTCCCCTGCCGCCGGCTGGGAGAACGCTGTTCTACGCCATCA